TGAGGAGCAAATCCACCGTTTACATTCTCATTCTTACCATTTTTTTCACCTAACTTATACGGTCCATAGACAACTGTCCCCAAGAATGCGTATCTTAAAATTTCACTTAAATTCATCGTGTTACCTCCGCTTCGATTTTAGATTTATTGATTAAATGTTCCGCTAATGTATAATTGTCCACTTGTGTGGTGATAAGGGAATCAACCAAGTGTCTGAATGGAATGTGTGTGAAAAAATCAACCCCATTAAAAAAGGTCAAGTCATTTTTCAATTCGATACAACCCTGAATCATTTTCAAGAATAGTTTGAACTGAGTTCCATTAACAAATGTCTCATTCAAAAGGACTCCGAATTTTTCGTGTTGGATTTTGATGTTGTGAGATGTTGTTGTCATATCTTCTTAGTTTGTTTTACAAAGATAATAAATCTCAATCATAATAAAAAAAAATCCCCTACTTTTTTTTGTAGAGGATGAGAGGAAAAAAAAGTAAAAAAGTCCCACAAACTCTTTTTCTCTCGAACTTTCATTTGTGGGACAAATATTTCACAGAAAAACAACTCTCAGTTTCAATATCGAATCGTAGTGAAATATTTTTGTGGGGGGTGTTGAATCTCTCGATTCAGTTTTATAAATATACGACAACTTCAGAAAGAATCAACTGATATCAAAATATTTTTTCAAAACTTTCAAAAGATTCTTATCCAATCCTAACTTTTTTATTTTGTCAAAGTTGAAATATCCACATTTTGTATGTTCTTTCCCATCTTGAGCATTTTCCAAATCAGGGACCATTTGATGATCAATTTCACAAATGAAAAGATAGATGAAGTCATTTGTTAACCCACCCTCGTCATCCATAGTTGGTATAGTCCCAACAAAATGGAGATCAGATTCCGTGAATTCTAAATTAGTTTCTTCATAAAGTTCTCTTATCGCGCATTCTCTCGGGCTTTCTCCAGTCTCAATTTGACCTGCAGGAATGAACCATTGATTGGGATGGGTATACTTTTCACTTCTTTTACAAAGTAAACATCTATCTTCGTGTTTAATAATGACTCCTGAATACATTTTGATTTTTTTTACTTATTAACAAATTGAGAAAATTGATCCATATCTTCTTTTGAACCTAATATATGAATCTGTTCGGGATTTCTAACAGTTATACTTTTCCCTCTGTCAACACTCGATGATCGAATAGTTCCATCGTATTTGAACTTTGGTAATTCTCCAGTTTTGTGATAGTTGCTAACCCAATCAGGATTCAAAGGAGCTTCGAAATATCTGAGATCTTTATCATAATTCGGATCACCTTGAACTAAAGGATTTTGTAAGTTCACCAAAACATGATAAGTATTGGAACCGAATTGACTACTCAACGGTTTTTCTGAAAACCAAATATGACTAAATCCTGAACTTGATGGATCTTTGAACTTTGTGAATTTATTTGGACTAGCGTGATAAACAATGTCTTTGATTTGGCTGTTTGGAAAAATAGTTTCCAAATATTCAGAATACTCTTCTTTGGAACCAATGTTCGCCAACTCAGGATATTCATTGAATAAGAAATCAACACCATCTTTGACTTCTGAACTAAGACCTGTTTTGAAAGTTCTTAATTTATCAATCATTTTCCTTATATCGTCCATTATTTGTTTTTGGTTTGTATTTATAAATATGGATGTATCAATAAATAATAACGTGTTCAAGGTAATCACTTTGATTGACCCACTTTCTCAAAAGATAGGGATGATGGGAAAGAAATTCAAACATCCGAAACATGGATTACTTTTTTTGATGGGAGGAAAAAAACAATGTTTTTGGATGAAAAATTGTATAATCCCCTTAGATATTATAATAATAAAAAATAACGTTATTGTCAACATCCATCATGATTGTCCCCCTTGTATTGAAGAGGATTGCCCAAGTTACTGCGGGAATGGTAACATTGTCTTAGAGTTACAAGGTGGAACTTGTGATAAACTCGGGATAACTGCTGGAGATACCATTAACTACTTACTTTAGATTCGGCAATTTTTTCTTTCAAAACTTTTTGGAATTGATTTGCTATCATCTTAGTGAATTTCACTGAGGGAGAATCTTCAGACTCATTGAACCTGCTACCACCTTTTGGAGGTCTTGTACCTTTACCCAAATAGTTCAATCCTGATATATTTGTAATACATTTGTGACCACCAGAATTTGATTGGATCAAATCCCAAGCATTAACTCCAATTTTATCTAAAAGTTTCATTTCATCATCAGATAAATCTTTGAATGGTTTGTCCATCATCGATTTTATTTTCCCGAGTATTTCTTCACCACCATCCATAAACATCATCTTACCACCGTATAGTGCGTCGAAATCTTTGAAAGTAAATCCTACACTCATCGGGCCTACACTAGTCTCACTAACCCATTTGATTGTCGAAAGTGGTATTGATCTTTCTTTTAATTGATCTTCCCATTTACCTAAAACTTCTTGTGCAATTTCTCCAAGGTTTACCCCCTTCAATTCCCTTTCTTTTTTAAATGGATTACAAGAAGCTTGAACTAATCCTAAGGGCCAAGCCATAATCATAAAGTCGGCTTCAGGGTTATTTCTGAATGGAGTATATCGGTCATAGGATCCTGGTTTGAACATACTTCCACCACCATATTGAAAAATAATATTATCAGTAACAGTTGGGAATCCTTTCATTTGCTGTACATAATCTTCAGCGTTTTTTTGAAGTTGTTCAGGTGTTGCTGAAGTTGTTTTAGTCATCCATGCTTTGATGTTATTGAGTATTGACATCAAAGATGGCTCAGAATCCATGACCAACCCTTCAAGAAATCCAGGTTTGTTTTTGAAAGCTAAAAGAAGTTTGTTTGTTACTAACCCGAGTAACATTTTATTTCTTTGTAAACTTTTCTCTTTGTCAACCCTGAAAAGATAATTGACAACATCTTCAGGAGATATATTTTGTCTAGCAAAATCAGCCGAATCTACCGTACTAATCAACAATATGTCTGAGGATGGAAACAAATCTTTTGGAGAGACTATCTGAGATATTGTTTCTACATTAGATCTTGATTGTCTAAATGATGTTGATTTAGTATCTTCAGCACCAGCCTGTCTATCGTGGTGATCAGTATGAATCACAAACATCGGTTTCCCATGAGCGAAGTCGACAAGGACTGGCATTGTATCCCCTTGAGCATCATTTTTCTTTATTGCAAACTCCTTATCTCCATACTGTATTACGTGAGCGTCGACGACATCAATACCATTATCTTCAAGATATTTCTTCATTGCAACCGCAGTTGTAACTCCATCCAAATCCTGATGAAAATATATTTCAGCTTTTGGATATCTCTTTTTCAATTGATTGATATCCCTTAATCCACTTTCACGAAGTAATTTCATCAATATTTAAGAGTAAGAAGATATTTTGATTTGTTGATCTTAGCCAACATTTCATCTCTTATGTTTAATAGATCAGTGTCGTATTTGGAATCCAATTGATCGGAAAATCCAACTAAAAATTCTGTGATCCCATCCATAAAATTTTGAATACTGAGCGAACTTATATCTTGGAACATGAGTGCGAACTCAGGTTCAAATTCAGGTCGTCCATATTTACCCATCATAGTTTCTGTAAATTCGTCTATAAGATCTCCAAGACCATCATATATTTCACCATAAGTTCGGTGTTTAGCGTCTCCAAAAGTTTGCCAATGAAGAAATTTCCATTGTATTTGAATTTGAACAAGTTTCTTTATAAATTCTTCTTTCATTTTTTTGAATTACATTCCTGGTATTGGATTTATTTCTCCCATCAATAAATTTCTCAAAAACTTTGCAAATGGATCCAATTCCGGCGTTGACCGAGAAGTCGATGGTCCTCCTGAAGGTTGAGATTGGTCCTGAGGTTGTTCTTGACCGAACTCTTCTTCGAAATACCTTCTAGCCTCCGGGGTGTTTTGATATTGTTCCATCTTTCTTTGGAATTCAGGATCTCCCATTTGGGCAATGACCTCATCAGGCCCAATAAAATTACCCAAACCTATATAATCCAAGAATCCTAACCACCATTTAGTTGATTGCATCAAGATTTTTAATCTTCTGCCTTCAGGTGATCTAAATATTCTTGGTATACCTCCGAAAAATACTTGAGACATAAAACCAGGTTTAGATAGAGCTGCTGGATCAAAAATTTTACTTGTTTTAAGATAATCTTTAATAACAGGAATTTTACTCTGTAAGTTAGCTGGGGTAGGAGTCCTCAACATAGCTTTGACTCTATTTTGTAAACCTTTACTCTTCGATGCTGTTCTACCTAATAATGTAAAGTAATCCATCAAAGTGTTTTTCATCCCTTTGAATGGTCCTAAAGGAATTCCATCAAGGGCTCTATTTACTCTTGGTGCCCAAGATGAGGCTGATTGTAAAAATTTTCCTACAATACCAGGGCTTGCCGCTAAAGATTCTAAAGATTTGATAGCCGCATTGTATTCCTTACTTCCTACAGGGAATCTCGAAGAAGCTTTCAAAGCCGCCTCAAGGGTTTTTGTACTTGCCGATCCTAACTTCATTGCTCCCATGACAGGTTTTGCAACCACATCACCAGCATAAGGAATGGCTGCGACGATACTTAGAATACCAAATAGGGTTTCTCCTTGTGTAAAATATGAAATACCATTTACGATATCGACGACTCCTGTTGGATCTGCTAATCCTACAATGTCCATTACGGTATTGTACCAAGCTTCATTCAACTGATCTTCGTTCAGATTTGATTTCAATCTTGTAAGTTGGCTTTCTGTGATTATAATCTGAGACATTTATATTTTTTTTAAATAAATATCCATGAAAACAAAAAAAAGGTCGTTAAGACCTTTTCAAAAATCAAGAACTACTTGTTTTTTTTTATCCACAAAGGATTGAACCCTTTTTTTAGCGACTTCACAGTAGTTTGGACTCAACTCGATTCCAATCCATCTCCTTCCTAATATTTCTGCACTTACCAATGAAGTACCCGAACCAGTGAATGGATCTAAAATAAGATCATTCTTATAAGTTAGTATTTTTATAGCTTTACTTGGGATATCCATTGAAAAGGTCGCTTTTGTCTGTTGTTTGGTATCTGCAAAATATTCCCACTGTCCATACACTAAACTCATGAATTCTTTTTTATCCTCGTCTTTATAAACGGTTTTTTTCTTTACTGATCCGTCCTCATGTTCAACATCAACAACTTCAAACTCCCACTGAGTTTCTCCCTTTACCTTTTTAATTCTGTCTTTTTTATACGCAAGAATTACACACTCTTTTGGATTGTAAATGTAAGGTGATGATGGAGACATCCAAGAACCCCATGCCGTAGTTTTACTTCTATGTGGAGCATTCTCATCAAGATCAACCAATCCATAAAATTGAAATCCAACTTTTTTCATCAGAGCCCAAAATTCTGCCATAAATAAAACTCGTCCGCCTCTATCCTGAACGTTAATTTCGTATGGAATGTTGATAGCGATTCTGCCGTCGTCTTTCAATATTCTGAAAGCCTGTGACAACCAATCGTCTGTAAACCTCCAATAACTATCCATCGACTGAGTGTCGTCGTGGACATCGTAGTCAATCCCCACATTATATGGTGGAGAGGTAACAATCAGATCGATACTTGATTCAGGTAGATTACTCATCTCCTCGACACAATCACCGTTTATTATTCTATTTGTTTTTAACTCCATCCTTTTTGATATTTTCAATCTTTCTATTGAGATAGAAAGATGCTTTTTTGAGATCTTCTAATTCTTTTGTTTGGTCTTTTTTACCCGCCCTCGCTACATACTTTACCACATTGAAGAGATAGGCATCTTTATCTAATCCCCACTCTTCACAAACTTTGATAACTTCGTATGGATTCGACTCTCCACCATAATGGTTTGGGTGATTAACCATTTCTTTTTCATTTTTTCCCATCTTTACCCCACTTTTTTTCTAAATAATCCGCATAACGATCATACTTACTTGGACTATATAACATCCAAATAAAGTAAATGTCGAAATACCATTCTATCTTTTTAAAGAACTGGTTTATCGCTCCCAAAATATTTTCCAATAGTTTCGATTCGTTCATCTGCATCAATTAACATTCTTAATGCTTCTTCTGCATTGTCATAAAAATCTTTGGTTGAGTGGTCTCCTATACCAACACCAAAGTTCCCCAACAAATCCAAAGTCAATAATGCTTTTGCTTTATCAGCTTCCGCTGAGGTCAACAACATTCTTTTCAAATTATCGTTTGTCATTTCTATTTTTTGTTTTTTTTAACTTGATTAAAATATATCAAATTATTTGATAGAATCAAAGTTGTCTAATTTTTTAACGTCTATAACTTGATAGATATATGACATTACTTTCCTTTTGATGATAGGAACCATAGTTTCCTCGAATGGAAAATTCTTCGAACATTTGATTTCGAAGATAGGTAAATCTTTATAAAAATCTGTATTACTCCATTTCGAATTTGTATCGAGTATATGTGTTAAAGTTTGTTGATCGATAGCACCCTCCGAAATCAATTCCAACGTAGTTTTAGATGTTGACTTATCTTTTTTATCGTGTTTGATCTCGTATTCCCAAACATATAAAGTTTCATTTTGTTTCTTATAGAAAAAAATATATCCTGTTTTAGAAAAAATATTACTATTGTTTTTTCTCAGATGTAATTCAATAGATTCGAACGCAATGTTCCAAATGGACTTTGCGATATTGAAAGCATCAAAAAGTTTTGGCCCTGAAAATTTAATCGTTTTATCTAACTCATCTTCATCTTGTTCAGATAGAGGACCAAGTTTCTTTGGGATTAGTTCCTTAACCAAAATTTCATCGTCACAAGATTGAAATTTCTTGTTAGTTAACAATAAGGTTTTTTCTTTCGAAACCGACTGAATGTTTGCTAAATGGAGTGATAACTCTACAAAATTTGGATATAATTCGAATTTATCAAAACTTTCGTCACATTTTTGGAGGTAGTCCAACAACGTGTATTTGTTGTATTCAAAATCCATAGGTTCTTTAACCATCCATTCAGGATTCAACTTGAATGATATTTTTTTCCTCCTTGCCATCAAATTTATTCTGTTATTGAATGAAATATAATTGTAATGGATTTTTAATCAATTCTCATAACGTAAAATAGACTATCTTTAACATATATTTCCTCAGCTCCACCATCGTAATGATTGAGTATTTGTCCGTATCCATCAGTTTCAATAATTCCCTTGATCAATTCATCGGTATCAACATAGTCTTCATAATTAAGTCCATAATCTTCCATGAATCTTGAAATATTATTTCTAGCATTGTTCACCAAACGTTCAACTTCATCGTCCAAAAGTTCTTGAGGGAAATCTCCTTCTGGTTCGGATTCGATATCATCGATAGTTTGTTCATATTCTTCATTCAGTTCTC